CCTTTCTTCCAACTAAGGAGTTCACTACCATACTCCCATCCACCCCTGGATAAAGCGTGAAACAAGCCAACTGACTCTTGCCAGAGAGTTGACCGGTTCATCTGCCTTAGCAGTTGTATCTGGAAATTCAATGGAAAGTGGTCCGTCGCAGAGTTGAGGTCAACGGAGTGGCAGGTTATACCAGCCTTGAGAACCTTTTGCAGCCTGGGTAAGGCCTCTTCCTGATTATGAGTATAGTCCCAAGGAAACTTTCGTAAAAGATCGAATAGCCTGTCGCCAAAAGGCTTCAGAGCCATCTGATGAATACGATAGGGGCTAGCAATCCAACGTACTTTCCAACCACCATCCTTAAGCAAAGGAATTAATCTACCCGAACTTACTTGGGGAGGACCTTGCAGATAAGGTGTGGATTGGTCCGGTATCACCAAATCACGAATGATAGGTGAATAAAGGTTTTTAAATCGGATAAAATGCATAAAATTAGCATCATCACGAAACCACGAAAGTTCTTTTTCAAGGAACGAATCTTGGTTCACGGATGCACCTTCAAAAACAGGTGCTTTAACCGATGACTTACCGGAGTACATCAAAAGGTGGGGTATTTCACCCAACTCAATATCAGGGACTCGGAAGGGAATTGAGAAATTATCCCCATGAACGTCAACGGGGCGCCTTCCGAGGTTAGAACGCATAGTTTGGACATGTTCCTCCGTAGGGTACAGCGGTTTTAAAGCTGAGTAGGCGGTCAGTGAATTACAGACCACCTTAAAGGCCTTTTCCGAAGAGAAAGCCAACTCACGTAGCTGTCCCCAGATACCATACCATTTACCGAGACGATTCTTCCGGACCCATGTTATGGGAGGAAGACCGGCACGGATACGTATGATGTCCATACGGATTGACTTTAATCTACGAACTGTCCAGGCAGGGCCAGAATTATCGAGATACTTCTGAATCTCCTTTTCGAAAGAGAGGGACATTTGAAGACTCAACCCCATACAAAGGCAACGTTCGCCGACTGTTTGCTTCACGCTCCAATTTTGGTGCATAAATTTGTCCTTTATTAAAGGATGATTTAGAAGCAACACTCGACGTAAGTGTTGAGGGAAGCCATGCGTTAAGAAGCAGAATGATATGTTACCTTATCAAGAGTCAGGTAACCTCCGGAGCATCGCCCACAAGGCGTGGCTTCGTTATCTGATTCGGAATACGGATTATCCTTCGTCACCAAGTCTTCAAGTACGAGGCAACAGCCACACAGATTACAAGTCGATTCTTCGCGTCGTATTACAGCGGGAGTCTTCTTAGTAAGTGTTACGTCAGATTCAGAATCTTTTGCAATAACATTTAGTAGAAGATTTAGCTGGCGTTCGAGGCTTTTCACGGTTGCAATATTTGTACCGTCACTGAGTCCTTGAAGTCGGGTTCTAAGGGTCTGTAGTTCCTCAAAGATCTGAACTCGAGATATAATCTCTCTGGCCTTGGCCAAGAGCTCTGTCTGAGGATATTTCTGATCCAATAAGTCCATATTACTCTCC